CGAAGGCAAGTTTGTTGAGGACTATGCACCACCGAAAGAAAGAATCAACCCTTACGCTGCATAATTGTTGCTTTTTTATTAATGTTGGTGCATAATAACCAAAACACAAGGGGTCAATGTGGCTGTCAAAAACAGAAAACCTATTCGAGGGGCGCTTAGTCGACATTCGTCGAAAGGTATTCCACGCTTCGACGTTGGCGGTTTGAACCAGATTGAAGTAACAGCCCCAATGCCGACAGAGGCAGAACGTGCCGAGTATTTCAGAACGCACGACGAGAACGGCAACCTAATCATCCCCAACGAGTTTGCGCCTCCCAGCATCCCTGGCACAGGCGTTAAGCTCGACGAACCAAAAGCCTACAACCTTCCATACGAATACTCTTTACCTCGCTTAGGCGTTGCTGGCATCGAAGCATTGACGACCTTAGGCACAGGCGCTTTAGCTTACCCATTAGGCGCAGCATACGGCTTAGGCAGTAACTTATTAAGCGGCAAGTACGGAACGGCAGAGGGTGCACGATTAGCCGACGAAGAGGCTGCAAAAGCGGCAGAGGCTATGACTTACACGCCTCGCACAAAGACAGGACGGCAAGCCGTTGAAGGTCTTGGCGATCTATTTGAAGCTTTAAAAATACCGCCGATCATCCCCGAGTTGGCAGGATTGCAAGGCATGCGTCGTCCAATGCCCGAAGATGTACGAGCCATAGGTGGCAAGGGTTTGGAGTTAGCAGAAGACATTCGCAACCTCAAAGACGATTACTTGAACGCGCAGTCAGGCATTACGCGCGACAGACCAACCCTTGGTGCATCTTTACAACGCAAAGCCCAAACCCTTGGTGACGTCGTCGCAGAGAGACAAGCCAATGAGCGTGAGTTCAGACAGAACTACTCCCTGTTCCCAAGCATGGCAGAGGCAGGCAAGAGCTACGCCGTTTTCCCAAAAGGCTCTCCAAAGCGCAACGTCATAAAACCTTCCAACATCAAGCTTGAGACAGACGAACAATTCAATCCTTGGTTCAGAAGCATAAAGCCAATCATAAAAGACAGTCCTGAGGACACAATATCTAATTACACTCAAGGTCCATTGGCGGATCTTTACGGAGTAGATGCAAACGATGTAAGACATGCTTGGAGCGAATTCTATCGGACGAAAGCTCAAGAGTTGTATCCAGACCTTTCAAGAGCCTCTGCCATTGATGCTTTCAATAAAAAATACCAAAACAAACCTTCAGACAGAAACAATATAGCTATCGGTTGGTTGGACGAGTTCTCAAACACCAATGAGCTAGGCATGCCGCCACTAAGCATTGTGAAAGAAAACCAAGACAAAGCAATGAAAGTTGCTCAGCAGACGTTGCCAAACATGTTTGCTTCGATGATCGGTCAAGAAGACAAAGACTTTCCTGTTAAGTTTTCCATGGAAGGTCTTAACGTAGAAGACCCAGAAATATTGCTGCAACATTACAACGAATTGTCACCCTTAAAGAAAGATCAACTTTTTGTGGCACGCGCCAATGCTGGTTTGCCTCCAGAAGGCATTGCGCAAAAGACCATAGACGAGATAAACCAAAATCTTAAAGTTGTCGACGATCAACTTGCCGAGTTAACGCAAACGAAATGGGCGATGGAAGAGCAATGGACAGACAGAGCCAATCAGCCTGCTCCTGAAGGTTACAAAGAGCTGACAAGACGCGAGACCAAGCTGACGGACGAAAAGAAACGTCTTCAGAAACGCGCCAAGGCGATGGAAGCAGCACCAGCATTGGAAGCATTCCATGATTTGTCTATGACACAGGTCGTAGAGAAGCCGTCTTCATTGAAAGATGCAATGCTTCAGCAAGATTACCAATTCTATCCGCAATTAGATTATAAGAAAGATCCAGAGACGGGTGCTTACTTATTGCGCACAGACGAACAAGGTGCATTGAAACCAGAGCTCGTAACACCAGAGAGCGAGAGCATAGTACTTCCTAGGCTGCACTGGGCTTCAGGATTCAGGGACTTGATGCACAAGTACATTGAAGACATACAAGCAGGCAAGACAGACAAATCACCTGAGCAATACTACTTGAGAGAAGCTCAAGCCAAAGGTAAAGAGCGAGAAGAAAAAGCTGCTTTGGAAGCCAAACGTCAAGAGTTGACCAAACAGAACTACATGAGTTATGTAGATGCTGCTCCTGCTGATAAAATATTCGGCGATTATGCAGCCATTGAGTTCACGCCAGTCATGTCTCCAGAAGAGTTAGGCAAAGGTCTCAGCATAGACACTGACGTGCTTAACCACTGTGTTGCTTCTGGTGACAGACAAAATAGCAGACACGTTGGCATCTGGGATCCAGCAACGGGCAAAGTGCGCGATGGCATGAGAAGTGAAATAAGCTCAGAGATGCGCGACATAATAGACGGAGACGCGCACGTAACAAGCATTCGCGATCGCAGAACTGGCAAACCAGTTATAACGATAAAATTAAAACCATCAAGTCAAAATCCAGGCAAGTTCAGTCTTGGCTACGTAAGTGGCGAGCGCAATGACAAGATGGACCTTAAAGCCAATTACGCCGTTAGGGATTACCTAAACAGCCGTGCTGATGAGATAGTCGCTGGCAACTATGACCTTATTAACAACGCACAAGTTTATGATTTGAAAGATGCAGACCAAAGAACTAGCGCTGTTCGTGATGTTGGCACTGGAAACACAGCATCCAACGTCATAGCCCTGCAAGATTATTTGAGAATTAATCCTGACACGCCTCGTTTCGCGACCAGAGACGATGTCAAAGCGATAATCAGACCAGCAAGCACTGCCGTTGCTGCAACGCCATTCAAGACAAGAGATGTCGTGACGCAAGAAGAGATAGACCAATACATAGCAGACATGGGAACTGATGCTCAACGAGAAGCATTGATAGCCGTGCATCAAAGGAATAACAACACAGGCGTTCCAAACGCAGCAGAAGAATGGACAGACCATTTGATGTCTATGGCAGACAGGGTTCAAGACATTTCATCCTTGAGGGACTTTGCCCGTGCTCAAATAGAAGTTCAACGCGCCACTCCTGTTCGCAACGCTGAGCCGACTGGCGAAGAGATTTGGGACTACATTGCAACAATGGAAGAAGACGATGTAATTACTGCACTTGTTGATGGACTAGACATGGACGAAGACGAAGTCCGCCAAATGCTTGAAGATGATGCTCAAGAGGTTTATGAAGGACAGGACTTAGGAGGTTTGATCTATACGCACCTCGTAGAAAATCCAGAAATTCTCCAATCTATGAGAGAAGTGAACAATTGGGAGCCAGAGCCTCCAATGACATTGCCTGCAGGCGATCCGATGGAAAACCTTGTTGCAGAATACTACCAAGCCTCTACACCAGACGCAACCGTTGATCAGCAGATAAGAAGAAATGGAGCATTGACTGAACAGATCCTTGACAATGCACTTCCTAATATATTCCCTTTCGAAGAAACGCAATCTGCACAGGAGGTAGCGAGGATCATTGCATCGACCAACAACAATATACCTCCAGACGTAATCGCAGAGCTTATCGGAGCACGCGTTCGCGCCGAAGAAATATTTGGCGTGCGAGGATTGCCAGACGATTTCATCCACAACGTTGGTGCAGCCTTGCGTGAGATGTCTGCTCCCATGGGATATAGCGTACCAACAATGCGTTCCATGATAGAAAATGCAACTCCAGAATCAATAATAGAAGTTGGAAGGGCGTTGTCAGGGAATCAAGCTGCATACGGTCTTGAAGACTTTACCGACCTTACAGATCTTTGGGTAGAAAGAAGTCGTGCGCTTAGAAATGCCAATGCTCCTACACAAATAGCTGCTCCTGCTCCTGCTCAGACATTCAATGAACTTGCTGCTAACTACACACAAGGCGACGTTCATCCAGAACAGGCTGCAGCCGTTTTAGAACTTATTCCACGCATTCCAGAAATGAGCATAGACGCTCATCATCCTCTAGAAGTCGCAGACATAATACAACAGATGACTGGATTTGAACCAAGTTTGCTCATGGCAGACGTGATCAGTCAAGCACCAGAGCGTTTCGGACTTGGAGCATGGACAAATGGCACAGTTCAAGAAGTAGCACAGATAATCCGCGACAGGATGCCGCGAAGAAGCCTAGCACAAGATTTTTTCGAGATGATCAACGAAGCACGAGATGAAGAGCAAGTTGCAATCCTCAGAAACGAATTGTCTGGTCGCAGAAATGAATTCACAAATACAGAATCACAAATGCTGTTAGAAGCAACACGAGACAGACGTCGTGCATTGAGATCCGTTCCAGAATCAGAGCAAGTTATGCTTGAGGCTGTTACAGAAGCGCCTAGCTTGAGTGCTCTTGGAGCATTGACAAATGTAATAGACATGCACCGTGACAGATACAATGAAGCTCAGTGGGCTACGATGCAGCGAGCAATTGCAAGGCAACGTCAAGATCTTTTAGCTGCACAAACTGTAGTTCCTGCATTGCCAGAAGCTATTATGGACATTTTAAACGATATTGAATCTCACTCAGACCAAGCTCTATTATCTTACGCAGCAGATGTACAAAATCGTCCACAAGGACTTACAGACGATCAAATTCAAGAAGTAGTCACAGCGATTGATTATGAATTGACTAGACGTCATGGTGATGGACTCGCAGAGGGTGGCGTTGTTCACATGGCAGAAGGTGGATTGTGGGAAGGCTATGGCGCACCAATGGGCGAGAGTCCAAATTACTATCAACAGCAAGAAGAGTCGCCAGTGCATTCTCGTTCTACTGCAAATTACGGCAACCGCAAATACAGCAATGCTGATGTAAGCTGGCACGAGATAAACACAGACGTTGACCTTATGAACAAATACGGCATAGGTGCGACTGAACAAGGCTCTGTTGTTAAATTGCACAACGACAAGATTAAACGGTCAGAGTTAAGCGAGCTACGCGCACGTTACGCAACAGATGACGGAACTCAATACGCCGTTAGCCGTAGACCTTTGGACAGGACTTGGTCTGTTCGTCGTAGCGACCCACGCGATCAGTCCTCTTTGTCTGTGGACATCTCTCCTGATTACAAGGGAATAAGTTACACAAAGAATTTCGCAGAGGGCGGTTTAGTTTATGACCACGACACTGTGTCAAGCATGGCAGATGAATTAATTGGAGCAATGAATGGCTAAAGATATGATGGAAGACGAAGAAGAACTTCAAGGCGAGACCGTTGAATTGGAAGAGGATGACACTGGCGTACGCGATACAGAAGACGGCGGTGCAATGGTTACGCTTGAGAATGAAGAGAACCACCAACTTCAAACAGAGCACTTTGCCAACATCGTTGACGACATCGATCAAAAAACTCTTAAAAAGATTGTTGACGATTTAATAACTAAGATTGAACGTGATAAAGACGCACGCAAGAAAAGGGATGAGCAATATGAAGAGGGCATTCGTCGTACTGGTCTTGGTGATGACGCTCCAGGTGGTGCGCAATTTACTGGAGCCAACAAGGTTGTTCACCCGTTGATGACAGAGGCTTGTGTTGACTTCTCAGCACGAGCAATGAAAGAGTTATTCCCTTCAAATGGTCCTGTGCGCAGCAAAATCATAGGCAAGCAAGAGAAAGCTAAGCTTGATAAGGCAGAGCGCAAAGCCAAGTACATGAATTGGCAATTAACTGAGCAGATGTTAGAGTTCCGCTCAGAGCTAGAGCAATTGACCACGCAATTACCATTAGGTGGCGTGCAATACATGAAATTGTTCTGGAACAAAGACCTTAACCGTATCACTTCTGAATTTATTCCTGTCGATGACGTTTATTTGCCGTTCGCAGCATCAAACTTCCACACAGCCGAGCGCAAGACGCACGTTCAATACATAACTAAATACGAATATGAGAAACGAGTTCGTGCGGGAATGTACCGTGAAGTCGACCTTGGCATGGCAGATGACATTGATTATTCAAAAGCGACCAAAGCAAATGACAAGATTGAAGGTAGAGAAGACAATTCATACAACGAAGACGGTTTGCGCACTGTGTTTGAAATCACTACGGCAGCAGACCTTGAGGGCGACGACTTCTTACCGTACGTCATCACTGTTGATAAAGCCACAGAAAAATGCTTGGCAGTCTATAGAAACTGGGATCCTCGTGATGAAAGTTTCAAAGAGCCACTAGTTTCAATCGTTGAATTCCCGTTTGTCCCTTGGCGCGGTGCTTACCCGATTGGTTTAACACACATGATCGGTGGTTTATCAGGAGCTGCGACTGGTGCACTACGAGCATTGCTTGATTCTGCACACATTTCCAACATTCCAACGCTTTTAAAATTGAAAGGTGGTCCTAACGGTCAGAACGTTAACCCACAACCAACAGAAGTTATTGAGTTAGATGGCGGAATTAACGTTGATGACGTTCGTAAAATCGCAATGCCAATGCCGTTTAACCCACCAAGCCCCGTTTTAATGTCATTGTTAGGCTTTTTGGTTGACGCTGGCAAAGGTGTAGTGCAAACTACATTCGAAAAACTGTCAGATCAAAATCCAAACATGCCAGTAGGCACGACATTGGCGTTGATCGAGCAAGGTATGGTGGTGTTTTCATCAATCCATTCTCGTTTGCACAATTCAATGGCGCAAGTATTGAAGGTAATGCACCGTTTAAACTCTGCATACCTAACAGAAGAGATGGTTATTGACGAATTCGGAGAGAAGATGGTTGATCCTTCTGACTTCGATGGTCCATTAGACGTTATACCTGTTTCAGACCCAAATATATTCAGCGAAACACAGCGATTTGCCCAAGTTCAAGCTGTTCAACAGCGAGCAATGGCATTGCCTCAGCTTTATGACGTTCGCAAGGTTGAAGAGCTATTCCTTAAACAGTTGAAAATACCAGAGGGTTTGGAATTATTAATACCTAAACCTGAGCCTAAAGACATCGATCCAATTCAAGAGAACTTTGCAGCGTCTGTTGGAAGACCAATTGGTGCGTTGCCTGATCAAGAGCATATCGCTCACTTGCGCGTGCACTTGGCTTTCTTGCAGTCACCGATGTTTGGTCAGAATCCAATCATTGCTCCTATGTTCGTTCCTGCTATTGTGTCTCACATCAAAGACCACTTGTTAATGCACTACATGAAGATAAGCAGAAAAGGTTTAGGTGCGGCAAATGAGAACGGCATGCTAGGCGATGATGCGATGCAGGAAGCGCAAGCAGCTGTTGAAATTCAACAAGCGATTGAGCAAGCGATACCGCCTGAGTTCCTACAAATTGTAAGCAAGGCATACGAACAAGCGCAACAAATGCAACCTCCTACACCGCAAGATCCTACACAGGTTGCAGCAGACGTTCAAAAACAATCAATCGCTCAGCGTGCTCAATCTGACCAAATGCGTCTAGAAGCACAACAACAACGCGATCAAGTTCAAGCGCAGACTCAAATGCAACGCGATCAGGTTCAGGCTCAGACTCAAGCTCAACGTGATGCTGTTCAAGCGCAATTGCAACAACGTCAAGATGAACTTGCATTGCAAACAGAATTGCTAAAACAAGATCGTGAAGATGCACGCAAACAAGCTGAATTAGCTACGAGATTAGCGATGAATCGTGAAGACAATGAGACAGCTAAAGAATTGACAGCTGTAGAAGTTGCAAGCGGAGAAAGAACGTCGATGACGACAGGCACTGGAATTAACCCAAATCCATAAGGAGAAACAAAAATGGCAACAACAGATAAATGCAATTGCAAAGAATCACAAGGTGTATCGCAGCACCAACGCATAGCGATGGGTGCTAAATTAGACGGCAAGTCATTGCCAGGAACACCAGTAAAAACACAGTCAATCCCTAAATAATGCAGATTGATAGAGTTTTAAACTTATTAACGACGGCGCAGCAAGAGTTGGCAGTAGCTGCACTTCGTTCACCAAATTCACATGATGCGTTTGAATACGGGCGCATGGTTGGGATGTACGCTGGAATGGAGCGTGCTATAGAAGTAATTTTGTCAACAATTAAAGAGGATAATGATGATGTCTGAACCACTTGCTGAAAGAGCAAATAGAGTGTTAGATGTAAATGATTTACAGGAAGCATTTCCTGAAGCAAATCCTGGGATAACTCCATTTGGAAATTACGTTTTGGTACAAATCAAAAGTGCTAAAAAAGTAACTAAAAGCGGAATCATCCTTAACTCTGAAACAACATCAACTGAGCAATGGAATACACAAATTGGCAAAGTTATATCAATAGGACCATTGGCTTTCAAAAACAGAAATACCATGGAATTATGGCCAGAGGGAGCTTGGTGCACATTTGGAGATTATGTAAGGGTTGCTAAATATGGTGGGGATAGATTTGAAGTACCAATCCCCGATAATGATGGGGCAACAGCCCTGTTCGTAATTTTTAAAGATACGGATCTAATCGGTAAAGTAACAGCTGACCCATTAGCCATTCGTGCTTTCTTATAGCTGATAAAGGAGCTAGGCATGGCAAAAGAAAAAGAAGTAGAAGCAATCATTGAAGACGATGAAGAAGAGCTGAAGGACGCGGAGTATGTAGCCGTTGATAGCCCTCTTGATGAAGATGATGACGAAGAGGAAAGCAATCTAAAATCATCAGAAGAAGAAAGCAACGCTAGTAGTGAAGACGATCGTGAAGCAATTCGTGAACGTCGTCGACTAGAGAAAAAAGAACGCAAAGAGCGCCGTGACAAAGCCATCGGTCGTGACAAAGTTGAACTTAACTTTTTACGAAGCCGCAATGATGAATTGGAGCGTCGTATCGGTGCTGTTGAGACACACGCACAACGAACTAACTTAAGTCAGTTGGATCAACAAATTCAACAGGCTGTTGAAGAAGTAAGCACGGCAGAACGTATAATTGCAAAAGCTGTTGAAGCAGGCAACGGTGACGATGTCGCCAAAGCAATGCGCTACAGAGATCAAGCAATTGCCAAGGCACAACAGCTTAATCAATACAAACAACAACAGTCTAATCAAGCACAAGCGCCACGTCAGCCTCAGGTTGACAGCGAGGTAGTGCATTATGCTAAAGAGTTTATGGAAGAGAACAGTTGGTATGATCCTCAAGGTAAGGACGAGGATTCAGCTATTGTGCTTGCCATCGACAATAAACTAGCGCAGGAAGGTTATGACCCTCGCTCAGAAGAATACTGGGATGAGCTGCACGATCGCGTTAAGCGTCGTTTGCCAGAGAAATTCAAAGCTGCACGCAAACCGACTGGTGGTCCTGCTATAGGATCTGGTCGTGAGCATGCTCCAGTTTCTACTCGAAAAGAGATTTACATCAGTCCAGATCGCAAGGCTGCTCTTATCGAAGCAGGCGCTTGGGACGATCCTGTGTTGCGTCAACGTTACATAAAACGTTACGCAGAATACGACCGTGCGAACAAAAGTTAAAATAGTAGTTTTCTTTTTATAAAAATTAGAACATAATTCTAATCAATTGCTGAATGGAGCAAGTAATGACAAATACAAATGATGAACGTTTAAAGAAAAGTGTAGGTGATGGTCGTGGAGATCGCGCGATGGAAAATCGTGCTGTCACACAAAATCGTGAAATCTCAGATGCAGACCGTCTAGATATATTTCGGCAACAGTTCTTCCAATCTTCACTTCCTGATCTACCAAAAATACCTGGATACCACGTATGCTGGTTGACCACTACAAATCCACGAGATACGATCAATATGCGTATGCGGTTGGGTTACGAAGCCATTAAGCCAGAAGACATTCCTGGCTGGGAATCAACATCTGTTAAGACAGGTGAATGGGTTGGCTTTATTGGGGTTAACGAAATGCTTGCATTCAAGCTACCACTTTCTCTTTATGAGAAGTACATGCAAGAGGCGCACCATGATGCACCTTTGCGTGAGCTAGAAAAGTTGACGGACACTTCCGAGTTCCTTAAACGCGATGCAGAAACTACTGGCAGTCGTTTGTTTGAAGGTGATGGTACGCAGGACTTGAGGAAAAATGCTGGTCGAGCTCAATTTGACTTGACCTAACTTTATTTTTTATAAGGAGTAATTAAGATGCCTTCAACAAGCGCACCTTTTGGCTTCCGTCCTTCTTTCCACAACAGTGGCCAGATCCGTCCGAAAGCTTACACAATTGCTAGTACCTACGCCACGAACATTTTCTCAAATGATCCCGTGAAATTAGTAGATGCTGGTACAGTTCAACTTGGTACAAATGATGGTACACGTACAGGTACAGTGGCAGGCATAACATTGCTTGGCACTTTGGCTGGCGTTGAGTATCGTGATTCAACTGGCAAACCGTCTATCTCTCCATACTGGATTGGTGGTACTACTGCTACTGAGATCGATGCTTATGTATTCGATGATCCAGAAACATTGTTTGAAACTCAATACACAAATCCAGGCACTGCTGGTACTGATTCAGTTCAAACTTCCGTAGGTGAGCAAGCTGACTGGACTGGTTTCACAGCTCCAGGTGGTTCTACTCGTACAGGTCTTTCAAGCGCTTATTTAGGTGCTATCGAAGGTTCAGGTACTGGTCAATTCCAAATCACTGGCTTCGCTACTAACATTAACCAATCGCTAACAGATGCTTATGTTGTTGCGTACGTTCGTTTCAATGAACACGCTTACAAGTATCCAACAGCATCAATCTAAGGAGGTCTGACAAATGGCAACCCCAATGAGAAGTACGGACTTTAGGTCCATTGTTGAGCCGATCCTTAACGAGAGTTTTGACGGTATTTACAGCCAACGTGCTGATGAGTGGAAAGGCGTGTTTGATGAGGTTCAAGGTATCAAACGTAACTACCATGAAGAGCCAGTGCTTTACGGCTTTGGTGCAGCACCTGAATTACCAGACGGTATGGCAGTTACTTACCAATCTGGTGGTGTGTTATTCGCACAACGCTACTGGTACAAAGTATATGGCCTAGCTTTTGCCTTGACTAAAGTCTTGGTAGAAGATGGCGACCATATCCGTATCGGTCAAACATACGCTCGTCACTTAGCTCAATCTTTGGTTGAGACAAAAGAGACCTTGGCAGCTAACGTATTGAATAATTCATTCAATAACGCTTACCAAGGTGGCGACGGTGTTTCATTGGTCAACACTGCTCACCCAATCGTGAATGGTACATTCAGCAACCA